TGAGGAAAAGATCTTCTTCAAACGTGAAGCTATTGCCGACAAAGGTATTTGGGTTGCTAAAAAACGATACGCTCTCAACGTCTGGGACAACGAGGGTGTTCGTTATGAGGAACCAAAACTGAAAGCGATGGGTCTAGAGATCGTAAGGTCATCGACTCCTGCTCCTGTTCGAGAAAGTTTGAAAGAAGCAGTGAGTATTTGTTTGACTCAAGATGAATCTGTGTTGCAGAAGTTTGTTGACGATAACTGGCAAGACTTTAAATCAAGACCTGTCGAGGAGATTGCCTTCCCAAGAGGTTGTAACAATCTCGATAAGTATAGTTCTGCTGCTGACATATATCAGAAGGGAACACCAATTCAGGTTCGAGGTGCATTGTTGTATAACAACGAGTTGAAGAAACGCAAACTGGATATGAAATATCCTATCATCAACGAGGGTGACAAAATCAAGTTTGTGTATCTGAAAGAACCAAATACTCTTGGTGAGAATATTATTGCATTTGCATCAAAGGTTCCACCTGAGTTTGACTTGCACCGTTACATCGATTACGAAAAAATGTTTGAGAAAGCATTTATTGAACCACTAAATACAGTCGCAGAGAGCATTGGTTGGAAATCAAAACCAGTTGCCACACTAGAGGATTTATTTGCATAATGTATCAAATTGACGTGAAAAAATTTATGGACGCTTGTGATCAGCCGAGTGATATCGGAATTGATTCGGAACAAGCACACCTGTATATGGATCTTATTCGAGAGGAGTTTGAGGAAACTTCCGAAGCATTTGCTGACAAAGATATTGTCGAGGTAGCAGATGGTTTAGCGGATATGGTATGGGTAATTATGGGGATGGCGAACACGCTCAACATTCCTTTTGAGGATGTCTGGAGAGAAGTCCAGTCATCAAATATGAGCAAGTGTGTAGATGGCAAAGTTATCAAGAACGAAGCAGGTAAGGTAATGAAACCAGAAACATACTTCAGACCAAACTTGAAAGAGGTATTAGGATTATGAGTCTATTGGATAAACTACAAAAGAACTCGACTATCAAAGAGTCGAATGTTCTATCAAAGTCAAAGTTCTTCAGCACTAAGGATTTGATTCAAACATCAGTTCCAGCGTTGAACGTAGCATTGAGTGGTCGTCTAGATGGCGGTCTAACTCCTGGACTCACAGTTTTCGCTGGACCAAGTAAGCACTTCAAAACAGCATTCGCTATGTTGATGATTAAAGCATATCTAGACAAATATGATGATGCTGTTGTTCTGTTCTATGATTCAGAGTTTGGTGCGCCACAGGGTTATTTCGACAGTTTCGGTATTGATACAGATCGTATTATGCATACACCGATTACAGATATTGAGCAGTTAAAGCACGATATGATGTCTCAACTTAATAACATTGAGCGTGGCGATCACGTCATCATAGTTGTTGATTCAGTTGGTAACTTGGCTTCAAAGAAAGAAGTAGATGATGCACTTGATGGTAAGTCAGTCGCGGATATGACTCGTGCAAAACAAATGAAGTCTCTGTTCAGAATGATTACGCCACATTTGACATTGAAAGATATTCCTGCTGTTGTTGTAAACCACACTTATATGGAAATTGGTATGTTCCCGAAAGCAGTTGTGTCGGGTGGTACTGGTATTTACTATTCTGCTGACAACATCTATATCATTGGTCGACAGCAAGAAAAAACTGGCACTGACATCACTGGTTATAATTTTATCATTAATGTCGAGAAGTCTCGGTATGTTCGTGAGAAATCTAAGATCCCAGTAGAGGTATCGTTTGAAGGCGGTATCAGTAAATGGTCTGGGTTATTAGACATGGCTATGGAATCTGGTCACGTTGTCAAACCAAAGGTCGGATGGTATCAAATCGCTGCAAATGGAGCAGACAGTAAAAACTATCGAGCCAAAGAAACACACAATAAGGATTTTTGGTTGCCGATTTTATCCGATAAAACATTCACTGATTGGATTGAATCTAGATATTTGATTTCCTCTGGTTCTATTATGCAGGACGAAGTATCTGACGAGGATATCGCGGAAGCATATAATGACGAGTGAAAATCTCTTGACTTGTGACAGGTGTTCGCGTACAATACCTGATGATGAAACTGCTTTGGTTTTTCATAGCACTGCCACCGAGGGAAATGTAACAGAACTTTCTGGTGAGTTGGCGTTGTGTGAAGACTGTGTTGAAGATGTGAGAAGAGAATTTATTGATGAGAATAGAGACACAAATTTTATCGAATCTGGTGACTAATGAAGAGTATGTCCGAAAAGTCATCCCCTTCCTGAAGTCAGATTATTTTACTGAATCTGACGACAGGATTGTTTTCGAGAAGATTTCAGATTATGTAGGTAAATACAACAATCCTCCAACAAAGAGTGCATTGTTGATTGCCCTTCAGGATGACCGAAAGATCAGTGAAGATCTATATGTCCAGTGTGAAACTCTGATCAATGGGTTAAATGCGGTTGAGGCTGACGGACAATGGCTTCTCGATGAAACAGAGAAGTTCTGTAAAGACAAGGCAGTCTACAATGCTATTATGGACAGCATTCAAATCATTGATGGTTCGGACAAAGAACGATCCAAGGATGCTCTCCCTTCTTTACTTTCTGATGCACTCGCTGTTGGGTTCGACAATAATGTCGGTCACGACTACATAGAAAACTCTCTTGACCGATATGAATTCTACAATAGAGTGGAAGAAAAGATCGCATTCGATCTAGAATTTTTCAACAAGATTACCGAGGGTGGTCTGCCAAACAAAACATTGAATATTGCTCTTGCTGGTACTGGTGTAGGTAAGTCATTGTTCATGTGTCATATGGCTGCAGCTTGTATCTCTCAGGGCAAGAACGTCTTGTATATCACTCTGGAAATGGCAGAGGAACGTATTGCTGAACGTATTGATGCCAACCTTATGAATGTCCCCATTCAAGATCTGAAAGATCTTCCCAAGAAGATGTTTGAAGATCGAGTAGAGAAAATCAAAAACAAGATCGATGGTAAACTCATCATCAAAGAGTATCCAACCGCCTCAGCACATGCTGGTCACTTCAAGGCATTGCTCCAAGAACTGAAGCTGAAGCGATCATTTTCACCCGACATCATCTTCATCGACTATCTAAACATCTGCACCAGTAGTCGGTTCAAGGCAGGATCTAGCGCAAACTCTTATACTATCATCAAGAGCATTGCTGAAGAACTTCGCGGTCTGGCAGTTGAGAACGATCTACCGATTGTATCCGCAACTCAAACGACACGGTCTGGTTATGCTAACAGCGATGTGGATCTGACAGATACTTCCGAATCTTTCGGTCTACCTGCCACGGCTGACTTGATGTTTGCACTGATCAGCACAGAAGAACTCGAAGCGCAACAACAGATTATGGTCAAGCAGTTGAAGAATCGCTATTCAGATCCTACATCTAACAAGCGGTTTATGGTTGGTGTTGATAGGTCTAAGATGCGTTTGTTCGATCTAGCACCAGAGGTTCAACAGACCATCACCGATAGTGGTCAAAACGACAGTCAAGCGATGTTTGATGGTGGAACATTCAGCACTAAAATGACTGGCAACTATGACAATTTCAAAGTATAAATAAAAAGATAACAGGAGAAAAATATGAATATGTTAGATTTAATTAAGATGAAACTCTCGGAACGTAAAGGTCACGATGGTGTTGTGTTGATTGTCGCAGGTCTTGCATTCTTGATGTTGAAACCAATTGCTAATTTGATTGCACTCGGAGCCATTTTCTATGGTGCGTGGACAATCTACACGGATGAGTAATGTTTAAGGTATACGCATTCTTAGCAGTATTCGGCATTGTCGGTGCAATTATGTTCGGTGCTTACACTGAATATAAAGATATGCAAAACCGTATCGCCACATTGCGAGATAATAATGCCAAACTTGAAACCGTCGCCAAAGCAAATATGGAAGCATTAGAGAAAGCAACTGCTCATGCTGCACAAATGGAAGTGCAAAATTTGGCACTACAAACTAACCTCCAGAAAGCAGAAGAATATAAAGACCAATTGCTGGGTAAGTTCCAGAAGCATGATTTGTCATTACTGTCTCTGAAAAAACCTGGACTTATTGAAAGGAGGGTGAACAATGCAACGAAAAAAGTTTTTGATGATATCGAGCGTCTTACTGCTATCGATAACGATTAGTGGTTGTGCCATGTTTCGAGCACCCGAAAAGCAAGTGGTCGTGCAAAGTGTCGAAGTCGAAAGAAAAATTCCTCTGCAAAGTAACCCGAAGCCTGTAACACTCGGTGATGCCAAATACTATGTTGTCACTGCTGATAACTGGGATGAGTTTATCGAGACATACAAGAAAGAGAACGGAGATCCGTGGGTATTCTATGCGATGTCTGTTCGTGGATACGAAACGATGGCTCTGAATGTTGCTGAGGTCGCACGATATTTACAGCAACAGAAAGCAATCATTGTTTATTACGAAAATTCTATCTCTGGTAAAGACCCAGAGGAAGAAGTAGAAGAAGAAAAAGAGGAAAAATAATGGAATTCATTATAGACCAACTCATAAACTTTTGGCAATTCACCGTTGTAGGTGTTTTAATTATTATCGGCTTCATCGTAAATTCTTTCGGTGTTGACCAAGACCGTCCACTCGTTGGATTGAAGTTTAAAGAAATGCCTCATATGAAACCTATCACTATCCCGACAGCAGGGAAAGGTTTTTGGGGTGCAATCTGGATGTGGATTACTGGTGTTCGCACTTGGGAAATCGCTAAAGACTGGCACTTCTCTGTTGACAGCCAAGACTACGTTATCCCTAAAGGGTTTGTATTTGATGGTGCTTCAGTTCCCAAGTTTCTCGCATCATGGCTCTCACCGACTGGCGTATTACTTGTTGGTGGTCTGGTTCACGACTATGCTTACAAGTATACTGTTCTTCTGAAGAAGGGTAAGAAGTCTACATCTGAGCCAATGACACAGAACGAGGCTGATCAGTTGTTCCGTGATATCAATATCGAGCAAAATGGCTTCCACCTATTAAACAACCTTGCTTACTGGGCATTGGTTATCGGTGGGTTTGTTGCTTGGAATGGTCACCGCGAGCGAGATTGTAAAGCTATCTAAAATCTCTCTCCTATAAATAGACCAATAGGAGAGAACAATGGCTGATCATCACCCTGCAGATTCAAATGGAGACGGTAAAGTCTCCACAGAAGAAGAAAAAATGTATCTTGAGTTCAAACGCAAAGAACTCGAAGATGCAGATGCAATGAGAGACGCACAACGTAAGATGGCGTGGTTCTCTCTGATCGGTATGTTGTTCTATCCTAGTGGTGTATTCCTTACTGTCCTGTTCGGTCTTGATAAGGCAGCAGAGATCATTGGTGACATCGCATCAATCTATTTTGTTTCTGTTGCCGCAATCGTATCGGCATTCTTTGGGTTCCAGAATATGGGAAACAAGAAGTAAATGTCAACTTTCCTGAACAGTGAAGATTTCGGACTCAAGGTAGCGCGAGGCAAAGAACGCAACGCATACCATGTCAACAAGTTTGGGTTCAATACTTCTGTTGGGAATTCGTTTGAAACCGTTTCTGACCTCGGAACAAATTTCCTTCCTACTTCTGCAGCGGTTATTAGTGTCGTGTCTGCTGATGCAAACGATGACGACGGTGACACTGGTGCAAGGTCTGTTAAGATTGAAGGGTTGGATGCCAACTATGCTCTTGTAGATGAAACTGTTACGATGAACGGAACATCTGCAGTTGCAACAACTCAAACTTTCCTTCGCGTTTTCCGTATGTCTGTTCAAACAGCTGGATCTTCAAATACAAATGAAGGTCAAA